TTAGGCCTGGACCTTCAGCACAACGAACGCCTTGGCGTCAGTGACCATGCCACTTACGCGCTTAGTGGCGTAGAAGTGGACGAATGGCTTGTGGGTGTATGGATCGCGGATAGTGCGAACGCCAATGCGATCTGCAACGGTGTAGCCCTGCTTCATGTTTGCAAACGCCAGCGGCACCTTGCCAGCTGCGATAGCGTCCATGTCCTCAAGTTCAACGTGTGCGAAGCCAGCAATGCTTGCTGGTTGACCGAGGACCAACGAAGGCTGCCAGATGTAGTTACCCTGACTGTCCTTGGCAGTGCGTAGCGAAGCCGAAACCGCGCCGTTGCTGTAGAACTTGGCACCAGCGCGGTAAGCGGCTGGCATCGAGTAAATCATGTTGAAGAGGTAGTCAGTGCCAACTGGCATAGTAGCTGCGAAGCCGGTCTTAACAGTCGTCAGACCCGGCTCAACGGCAAAGCCCTTGGGCTTGTTGACGCCATCACCGTTGACGAAAGCCTTGCTCTCAGCAATCGCCATTTCGTTGGTGATCTCGTTCTGAAGCCATGCTTCGAGGTTGAACTGGCTGTCGTCCAAGGCGCGCTGGGAAACTGCTGGGTTAGCGTAGATTTCGCCACCGGGCAGGGTAACTTCCATCAACGTTGGAGTTGCAGTCTCAGGACGCGCATCGGTTTCACCAACCCAACCAGTGGTCAGACCGTGATTGTTCTTGAGGAAGGTGTAGCGGTCGTTGGACGTGCTGATGACGGTCGCTTCAGCGCGGATTGGGCTGAGAGTGCGCAGATCGTCTCGGATACCGGCTTCAACGGTCTTTGGAACAAGGAAGCCGCCAGTGGTGTCGTTGGTGACAAGCGCCTTGGCTTCTAGTTCGTCCTGAAAGCGGTCGCCCTTACGTGCCCACTTGTCGAACGCCGACTTGTACTCGTCGTCCTGGACCGAAGCGTCGCTTGCGCCGATGCGGTTGGACTTTTTAGCGATGTCCGATACTGCGCTCTGAAGAGCAGACATTTCGCCGTTGATGCGCTCTAGCTTCTCGGTGGTCAGAACGTCCGCGCTGCCCTTGCTTTCAAGCTGAGCAAGACGCTGATCGTTAGTGCTTTTTAGTTCTTCAAATGCGCTGGCGAGCTTGCCAACGTTTGCATTAATGTCGTTGATGTCGGCCATTAGGGGCTCCTTCATCGTGGTTGAAAAACGCAACCTCGACCAGAATCCCTCCGTGCTTGGCTTGCCTGCTATTTAGTCAAAGCCGCTGCTTAGGCGGCCTTGAACTTGGCAATTAGGCTTTCGATGTTATCATTGAGAGCCTTGGCTTCAGCCAGTTCCGTCTTGCTTTCAAACTGGCTGGCGACCGCAATGCTCTCGCTCTTGCTCAAACCACACTCGCGTAGAAGCTGCTCCAGATCGCGGACGCTCATTTCATCGCCCATGGACTTGACGGCTTGGACGCGAGCCTTTTGGTTGGCTGGCAGGGTCACAACCGACACTTCGATCAGGTCAACGGCCTTCAGCGTGCGGCGTGGCTCGTCGGGCTTGCTGCGCGTAGCGAACTCGATAGGGCGGAAGCCAATCGACAAGCCGTTGATCGCACCGGCCTTGAGCGCAGTGTAGGTGTCTTTGCCCATCTGCGTGTCTAGCAACTCGCCATGAACCTTTAGACCGTGACCGTCCTCAGACATCTCAGTCCAGCGACCGATAGGCAGACTGCCAAACGCATCGTGGTTGAGGAACATCAAGGGTTGGCTGCCCTCGCTGTAATGGGTGGCGAGGCTCTTCGCGAACGCACCGGGCGCAATCACATCGCCATAGCTATCAACGTTGCCAAACACGGCACCATAGCCTGAAAACGACATCTTGCCGTCGTCGTCGTTGACCTCTTCGAATTTGCAGTCGAGGCGGCTTACCGCCATTTGTTCAATGATACGGCTCATTTGGATACCTCGTTTTGATTGGGGGTAGGCTCAGGGGTGGTGGTTGGCTCGTTGCCAAGCAGGTTTGCGGCTGCCCTGAGTTTGTTTGCCTCAGGATCATCGCTCATTGTCATGTCCTCGCGAACACGGACCTCGTTTACGGTCATCACACCAAGGGTGACCATCTGCGTGTAATAGGCGGTGCGCTCGGCGGTGCTGCCGCGCAGAAGCGCATTGCCGTTTAGCTTGACGCAGTAGCCGTCCTTGATCTCGCGTTCGGTGAGCAAGTTGGCATCTGCGCTTTGCTCAAAACGTTCGTACCAAGGCATCAACGTGTGCACGAGGTGCGATAGGAACATCTGCTCGACGCTGGCGTAGCTGGTCGCTCCGGTCTGCATGACCATGATTGGCTGAACGCCAAAGAAGCGGCAAACCTCTTCGATCAGGAAGCGGCGGCTTTCAATCCACTGCGCGTCGTTGGCAGTGCTGCTGACTTCGGTAAATTCCAGATTGAATGGCAGCATCAGGGTCTTGTGCGCGTTCGCGGTGCCTTGGTGCTGCTCGGACCACATCTGCTTGAGTTGCGTGCGTTGCTCCGCAGTTAGCGGTGTCGCATCTGACTTGGAGGTGATGATACCGCCAGGGCGTGCGCCGTTCTCGAACAGCTTTGCGCCATACTTTTCAGTGGCCAGTGCCAGGCCAACGGTGCGGCGTGCCCGATCGATGGTGGCGTCGCCGCAAATGCCATTGAGGCTGGGACCGCGAATGTGCCACATTTCAGCAGCGGGAACATCCATGATGCGGCCGTTGGTCGTGACCTGATAGCTCAGCGACATGTCATCGTTCTGTTTGACGACAACGTTCTCAGGCGGGAACGCATACAATTCCACGACTTTGGATTTGATGGTGTTTTTGAACACGTAGGCATTGCTGTTCAGGGCAAGGTGTAAGCCGATCTGCTCGCGGAATTCAAAGCTGGTCTGCCAGTCATTGGGCTTGCGGTTCAGCAGCATGTAAAGCGCGTGGTTCTTGGCTTCGACCAAAGACCCCTTGGCGTCTTCGCGCATCACTCGGCAGCTAACCTGCGCCATGCCCTGACTGATGACGCGGGCACAGGCCGCAACAGCCGAGACTTGGAGGGCAGTGGTTCGGTTGACCACTTCACCGGCGCTGTTGGCACCGGTAACAAGGTCCAGTCGGATTTGCTCAGGGGTCGCGGCATCGGGATAGACGGGATCAGGACCGTACTTTTTGTCCGTGACGGGGCCGGTTTTCCGGTCCTCCATCCAATCAATCGCTCGCTCGAAAAATGTCGCCATCGTATAGTTATCAATTTGGCGTCAAAGGAGGGTCAGTCCAGCCAGTCAATCCAAAGCTGCGCGGGCTTTGGAGCATCCACGATGCTCAAGCCAATCGTCATCAACAGCGCGACCATGGCGTCGATCTTTAAGTGTTCCTGACCATGCGGCTTAACAGGACGCATCTGCTCACTACGGAGCATGGCGCAAATGTTTTTGGCCATCCAGTTAAACGCCGGATTGTCAGGATGTGACAGTTTGCCGGTGGCTAGCATGGCTTCCATTTCAACCATGGGCAGCGCCATTTGCGTGAACGTCTGTTTGTATTCGTAGACAGGCACAATGCCGTCGCTGAGGCTTTGCGCCATCTGTGCGCCCTGCCACGGATCATAGGCAATGCTTTGGATCGCAAACTGCGACCTCAGCTTTTGTAGCTGTTCCAGAACCAGCGCGTAATCAATGGCATCGCCGTCGTTGGCGTGGATTTTCTCATCATCGGCCCAAGCTGCGTACATGGCAGCGTTCTTGTTTGCCTGAGTTGCCGCATGGGGCAGCCACATAAATGGGTAGGCGGCTCGCTTGCCGTCTGGCAATTCCACGAGCAGCACGGCGGCCGTGATGTCGATCTTCGTTGATATGTCGATGCCAAGCCACGCCCTGAAACCCCGATCCACAACTTCGTTGAACGGAGGTGCGGTCGCACAAGCATCCCACTGCGCCATGTTGACCCACGCGCTGGCGCTGCTTTCCCAAACGTTGAGGTGCTTGGTGCAAAGGCCGACCTTCTTAGCCGGTCTGGCCATGGCGTCACTGAGGTAGTTTTCCAGCTTGTCGAGGCCAAAGCTCACGCCAAAGTTAGGGTTGGCTTTTTTCCAGCACTCGATGTCTTTCCAGTCGTCGCCCTTGTCGATTGTGTAGATGGCCGCGAACAAGCGAGGGTTGTCCGCAGTCTCTGCGAGGACCTGTTCGGCGTAAAGCTGCAACTCGCGGCAGGGACCGGCCGTGTTCGTGCCAGCAGTCGTGATCGTGACGAGCAGCGGCTGACGCCTCGCGCCCATGCCGGTCTTCATGGTGTCGTACTGGTCGCTGGTGTTGTTCTCATGCGCTTCATCGAGGATCGCGCAGTGGGGATTGGATCCATCACCGGGCCGACCGATCATCCGCTGCAAGAACGATCCATCGGATCGCGTGATCGAACCTGCGCTAACTGTGACGCCGAACCGGGCTTCAAAGCCACGGGCGCGGAGGCTCATTAGGCGGGCGGGTTTAAAGCAGAAGTTGGCTTGCCGCTCGCTGTTCGCGCCGATGTAGACCTGAGCGCCGGGTTCGCCGTCTGCGACGAGCATGTAGAGGCCGATACCTGCACCAAGGGTGCTTTTGCCGTTTTTACGCGGGATCAGGGCGAGGACTTCGTTGTGCTTTCGCAGCCCGTCGTGACCCAGAATGCCGAAGATCGCCGCCAGCATCCACACCTGCCACGGCTCCAAGCGGATGGGCTGACCTGCAAGCTGGCCCTCGGTATGCGGTAGCAGCTGGATAAACCGGCAGACGCGGTCCACCTTGACCGCGTTGTAGACCCACTCGTCGCTGTCGATGTCCCGGATGAAGCGAGCGCAGGCTTGTTTGATCTGAAGGCACGCGGGGATCGTGCCGGTAATCACGTCACCGGCATATTTGACCGCGACCTGAGCGAATTCGCCCTGACCAACCCGCATCGTTATGCGTCAGGGAAGCCGTCAAAGCCTCCCTGCTCCTGACCGCTTGCCGTTCCCCGGAGTGCGCGGCTCGACGGTCCCGCGATCCCCAGAATTTCGCCGCGCTTGCGCAATTCCGTAAGCTGCGCGGCTTGAGGCAGCTGGCCCAGCCGGAATGTTGCGCGTGTCAGTGCCGCGAGTGCGCAATAATCGGCGAAGAAGCTGCTATCGAGGCTGGCGATCCCCGCTTGGACAACGCGGTCGATTTCCTCGTGCCAGACGTTCTGAGCCTCAGGCGTGAGATAACCCGGCATCACGGGCGCGCTGAAGTCGATGATGAGGTGCTGCGGCTTGTCGCGGCAAGCTTGATACGTGCCCTTGGCCTGTTTCTCGGCTGCGCTCATGCGCTTGGTGCCGGGCTTCATAGCCGCCCCGCCCGATATCCGATGTCGTCAGGGAAGATATTGCCTGTGAAGCCGCCGCCAACCCAGCCCTTTGCCCTAGGCAACACGTAATAGCCGTTGCCCACGTCGATGGCCGTGCTGATCGCATCCGGCATCGCTGCACCTAGATGTTGCCGCAAGCTGGCGATCGGGTTCTCGCTGCGATGCTCGTCGGGGTTGTAGGCCAGCTTTGCTAAGGTAATGTCCTGACCGGCCGCATGGGCGTCCATGAGGTAGATGGTTTCGCGCAGCTTGGCAGTTCGCTTCCTGCTCGACCCAAATTCGTGGGTCGTTAGCAGATCAAGGGCTCGCTGCGTCAGGTCGTCGTAGAGTTCTTCGTTGGTTCGCATCCCATACTTAGCACAAAGGCAGTCAAATGATCGACCTCGACGATTGGGAGAAGCGAGACCTCGACGTGGTCGGTAGAATAGATCAAGCCGATCCAATATGGGGAACTCAAGCAATCGTCTATCAAACGGCGAGAGGTTGGGTAGTATCTAGTGATCGATCAGGGACGTATCGGTGCCGCCGAGACTTCAACGAGAATATGGTAGATTGGCCCGCTACTAGTAAAGCACGGCTTACCAGTTGGATTAACGACCAGAACCGATCCGGCGAGAAATTCCCGGAAATTAGAAATCACGTCTTGGAATCCGCTTATGACGCTAGACCAATACCCTATAGCAAGCAGGTAGAACGATTCTACCTGATGCTTCAGGAGCGTGGATATAGACCCGGCCATCCTATCATTTACGGCGATAGCACTGCCGATCCGGAATACCTTTCTTCTTACCTAACAATGATGCGTTGGATCGAGGCAACGCTTGACCGAGAGCTCCAGGGCTTTATTGGCGCGCTCGAAAGTGACGGACAGATTTTTCGAGACGGTGGCGCGCTATATCTCACGTCGAAGGGCCTGCTTAAACTCGAGCAAATTGATCTCGCAGGTGCGAGCAATGATCAAGCGTTTGTTGCTATGTGGTTTGGCACAGAAATGGATGCGGCATACGAAGACGGTATCGCTCCGGGTCTAGCGGATGCGGGATATCGAGCATTCCGCATCGATCGCAAAGAACATGCCAATAAGATTGATGATGAGATAATCGCGGAGATCAGGCGATCACGCTTCCTGCTGGCAGACTTTACGTGCGGCACTTTGCAGGTAGATTCTGAGTTAGTCGCTCTCCCGCGAGGCGGCGTGTACTATGAGGCTGGGTTCGCGCAAGGACTGAACATGCCTGTCGTATGGTCAGTCCGAGCAGACCAAATTGGGCTGGTTCACTTCGACACACGCCAATACAACCACATCACGTGGCAAAACCCCGAAGACTTGCGCAAGCGGATACGTGACCGTGTAATCGCCACCATCGGTGAGTTTGGATCGCCAGACAAGGCTATCTAGTTTAACTCGCACTGGAGTGAAATTGACTGGGTGGGTGTTACTGAGAGCGGCCATATCTCAGAAAAAGGTGGGGCCCCGTGCGCTCGGATCAGGGATCAGGGATCAGGTGCATCTGGGCGACCGGTTGACCCAGTCGCCCAGCTTCATCTCACTCTCCGCTTGTGTCCACGGTTTGAGGATCAGTCTGCTCGTCAGTGGGTTGATCGGGTTCATCCCCTGACATCATTGTCTCGTCCGAACCTTGGTAGTCAGCCGTCGGCGGATCGGGGATCGTTGAGCCCGATGTCGCCGCGTCTACTGCGGTCATGTTGTCGGTCATCGTATCGAAGCCGTCAGTAACGTTCATGTCCGTGACCATCATGTCGCCGGCCATGCTTGCCTCGTCGATAGCCGCCACGCTGTTCGGCAACGTCGTGTCGACGGCCGCACTGCGATCGATCGTGTCGCCGCACGCAGTAGTCAGCATGATGCCTGATAGAGCGATAAGGATCTTATGCATTTTGATCCTCCAGTCTCACGGTGCGCACGACACGCAGGCTGCGCTCCACTTTGACGAACAGGAAGGTAAAGACCACGAGGATGAACAACACAAATGCGGCGCTTGCGACGTAGAGGGTGAACAGGGCGCGGCGACCCTGAGCAGCAGCCTCTTCAGCCTTAACGGTCGCATCGCCAACGAAGTGGCGATTGTTCCATGTTATAAGCTCACGCACCTGTGCCAGCGACAATCGCTTGCCAGTGGATTTAGTTAGCTGATCAGTCAGGCCCTTAACGTCGGCATAATAGGCGGCTTCCAGTTCATATGGAATGTTGCCGCCGGATTGTTCTACTTCCACTTCCCACTTGGGAATTGTCATCTCACCCGCGCCCTTGGTATAGGCCTGAAGCTGTTTGGCCGCCGCCTGAACGTCGGGATTGGTGGATCGCTTTGGTTGAGCCGCATCCTCCCTTCCGCCGCTAGCAGTCGCGTTGGCAGGCGCCGTTGCTTTCTTCTGCTCCACGTAGTCGCCCAGCGTGCCGCCGTGAGGCACGGGTGGCGAAACAAGCCCGAACTGACGAGCCAGAGGAGGAATGGACATCATAAACGCTATCGCGGCGACAATCAGCGCCACCGAAGCCACGACGAGGACAACGATCCTCAGTATGCCGAGATAGGCATTTTCTATTCTTATCAGCATTCTCTTCCCCCGTGGCGTCACCCCCGACGCCTCGACAAACCATATCTGATATTGCCGCTCCAGCAAGCGCGAGACTAACCGCGCGGCTGTCACACAGGGTTCAGCGGACTTGGGTGCGCGCAGGGTGCTGGCTTGCCCAATGCACTCTCACAGGGCATCTCTGGGGAGAATAGGGGGAGCACTACGCCAGTGGACATTGATCGTTTGGAGAAGCTGAACCGGCTGCGGGAAAGCGGTGCGCTTACGGCCGAGGAGTTTGAAAACGAGAAGCAGCGGCTTCTTCAAGGTGCCTCAGCGCCGGTTAGTCGGATGCCGCCTCGGCCGGTTCTAATCGGAGTTCTTGCCGCGCTCGTGATCGTCGGACTGATAGTGATCCTGCTGTCGCGTCAGACGGGCAGCGACATCGCTACTGCCAAGCTGGCGACGGACAATGTCATGGACGGTCCGGTTGCAGCAGCCAGCGATGATACCTCCATGAACATCACTGAGCCAGTCGAGATACCTGAGCGTGGCTATCGGTGGGCAGTCAGTACGGACATCCTCGGAAAGAACCCAGCATATGTGGAAGAGCGGCTTGGTACGGCTTCCGAGAAGAGTGCCGATAACATGGCACTTAAGGTCGATGGCTGCTCTGTCTCATACCACATCAAGAAGAACGCTATCGACGCCATCAACGCCGAAGTGTCGCAACGATGTCAGCCGATTGTGAACGGCCGCGTTATCACGCCTCTTACGACGTTTGCTGCCGTTGGACTAGAGAACGGTAGCTTGGAAGCGGGCTGTATCAGCTCGTGCGGCAATGCCTACGATCCTACCATCGACCTCGTATTTCCGGGATCGCATGCCAGTATGTTCATAGACGTCAAATATGTCGGTGACATCAACGACCCAACCTCCGACACTATGGAGGCTTGGGAGAAGTCGATTCGCGTAGGGCATGGCCTAGCAGAAGATGACTATGAAAACTCAGACGCAGACTGGTTCCAGTGCGTATCAAATCCCCCCGCTTCCGTGGTCGCGAAAGCCAAAGGCATCAAGATAGCGGCGGTTCAGATTGGGCAAGGGTTGCCCGGTGGAAGCTGCCTGAACTAACGCAGCGCCGCGACAACTAGCGGCTCGTGGATCGAGGGGAAAGTAGGCATTGGCTGATTTCGGATTTTGGGCCACTGCCGCACTGGCCACAATCCCATTGGCTGGCGCTGTTGGTGGCTTCGTATCGCAGACGCTGATTGCAGGGCGGAACGTCTACATCAGCAGCATAACGGCTGAACGAAGCAAGTGGCTGGATAAGTTGCGTACGAACTTGTCCACCTACTACTCGGCGTCGTCATCCATGAAGTTTCGCATAGAGGTAATCAAGACTTTTACTGAAAAGAATAAGGCTGACCTAGATGTAAAGGATATGTTCGATTCATTAGAAAAGCTCGAGGAATTAGCGTCCCTGCTGCGGCTCCAGCTCAATCCTCAAGGTCTCATAGACGGCAATGTAATTGAGTTGATCGAAGCCGTCGAGCTTTATCAAAACGTAGACCATCACAGCGTGTCAGACCTGCGCAATATGATCATCTCGCATTCCCAGTGGCTGTTGAAGGCAGAGTGGGAAAAGGTCAAATGGGAGGCTGGCGGATATAGATACCACCGCAAGCACAAGGGAGATGCCGACCTCTACCTAAGCCAGTATGCTCTTTGGGCTGCCAATGAGGGCAACTTTGATGCCCTCATGGAACAGGCAAAGACTCACGCAAAAGCGCATGGACCTCAGAAGGCCGCAGCTACCAACCCCTCCTGATCCTCTGTACGTCCTCGCGGGTCTTGGTGCGGTGACATGGGATGCATAGGCTCTGGGTGTTATCCCATTGGTCCTTGCCGCCCAAAGCCTTGGGGATGATGTGATCGACCTCAACAGCAGGTGTCACATGTCCGTTTGCCCCGCAGTGTCGGCATAGCGGCTCAGCATCCAGTCTGCGGTTGCGCAGCTTCCGCCAGTTGGCGTCGTATGAACCCGCAAGTGTGGGTGGCTTGAGAGCCGGTGGAGCATTGCCGTTTAGGCGGAACGTTGGATTGCGGGTCGGCACCTCCATACTTAGCGCTAGACGCCTAGATATTTACGGAGCCTCAAGCTCTAAGTATGCCTCTATGATTTATCAGCCGCGCAAGGTAAACGCGCCCACCGTTTCGCACACAGAGGCAAAACGCGTCTTCCGGCAACACTATCTGAAACACCTGCGATGAATTCATACCATTACAGTAACGAGGGACTTTCGATCTTATATCGGCCGGCTGATGATCGCCAATTGCGAGCATTTGCTTGGTCAGAACGTATGTCTTCTTCGTAAAGATGCTTCAGCTGTTGATCGAGAGATTCGAGCCTTGAATTAATTAGTAGGCGATCAGACATGAGGCGAGCCATAAACTCTGTATGCTCATCCTCATCTGTCATTTCCTCACCAAGCGAATCGTCCCCAAAACGCAACAGGTCGTTATTGATAAGACCTAAGCGATCCTGAAACGAAGCCTGCTCCGTTTGTATTTCTAAAATCCGTTGCTTTCGAGCCGTGCGAGAAAAAGATTCGTGCTCAAGCGCCTTCCTCCCTAAGTCATACAGAAGTCGCACGTTGCGAGCTGCAAGCTCATTATTCTGTACATCTTGAACGGCCTCGGGATCGGCCGCCAGTAAAGACAGAAGACCTGATAACTGAAGGAGATGAACAGTACCGCCATCGCTCACTTGACGATACTCATCTAGCAACTCCGGGCGCGGCTGAAATGCGCCACCTGATTTAACCCACCAATCATTCTTCTCTTCATTTGTGACAAACAAGCAGTTTCCCTTGCGCCGCTTGCCTTCCTCAAGAACAGCATGCCAGACGAGGAGATCGCCAATGCCACCGTCCTCCTTTCCCTGATCCTTAAAGCCCGGCGCGATGCGCAGGCGTCCACGACGCTCTACTTCATGTGCCAAGCGTTGCCGTGCAGCCTTGTCTAAAGGCTCATCGACGACGCATTTCGTGAGGTGCTTTCGATAAATTAGCGATACAGGGTCAGAGCCAATGTCTGCTTGGAGGCGGGCCTGGACAGCAATGAGCTTCTCAACCGCTTCGCGAGACTTCGAGGCCGCATCTTTCATAAGCGCCTGAGCGGCTTTGAATTCAGCGTCATCCTCAAGGAGCGGCGGCATGCGATCGATAGCTGGTTTTTTCAGTCGCTGGATCGCGCCGTTGATGACCTCGCTGATGCCTGCGACTTTTTGTGCTCGATGCTTGTAGAACTCGCGGACAGCTTGTCCCGGCACCACAAGCCTCTTCTCCTCGGCCAATCGGCCGTAGACTCGGTCTACCTCACCGAGCGAGGCTGAACTTATCTCGTAGGGGGCGAGCAAGACGTTGGCGTCTAAGGCTACGAAGGCGGTTTTGGCGCAGTCTGCAAGCGATACGGGTGCGTGGTGAAACAGCGAAGCGGCGTCAGGGTATAGGTCGGTTAGCCAAAAGGCGTCATCGTCTGACCGCGCAGGTTTGGGCCGCTGCGGCCTCGTCTCTTCATCCGCCAAAATGTTGCTCCCGTTGAGGCGTCATCATCAGGCAGCGAGCGACATTGTCAATCGGAGGAGTGGGGGAGGCTTGCTCCCCCACCATTCTCACTCAGCGGTGCCGAGCGACTGCTTTGCAGCGTCGAGAGCAGCCTTACCGGACTTGCGAGCGGGCTTGGTGCCGTCCTGAGCCTTTTTGGCGACCTTCTGGCCGGGTTTGCGACCCAGTCCGATCTTCTTCGCCATGTCACGGCGCGCCTCGCTATAAGCCTCAGCAACCATGGGATAGTCGGCCTTGAGGTTATAGCGATCACGGTATTGCTCAGGGGTCAGGCCGTGACCGTTCAGATGGCGACGAAGCGTCTTGTAGGGCTTGCCGTCAATCATGGAGATGATGTGATCGCGCGACGACAGCGATTTGCGGGCGGTAACGGCGGGCGTGTACTCCTGCGGGGCTTCGGCTGTCGGTTCTGCGGATGCGTTGCCAAGCTGACCTAAGGCACTGTGCATCTTGGCGATAAATGCCGGCACGTCATCAGGATTGGTGCGTGTGTTGGGGTTGGAGAGCCATGCAATCGTCAACTCAGTGGCGAGAGCAACGTTGTCGTTTTCGGTGGTCAT